GCCCGTAGGATAGAGAATCAAAGCGCAGGAATCCTCAAACCCAAGAAGGACCAGAACATACTGCTCAAGCCCAAGGACACGATGAAGGCCCTCATAATGATTGAGAAGGTGCTAGACAAGCTAGACAAGGGATTCGCAGGCCACTACCCCATGAGCGGTGGTAGGGGATTGGGAATAGATGTAGGCGATGGGACTGAGAGCCCTAGAGGCCCAACTACGTTGATTGGCGAGCAGAGCATGCCTGACTATGATATGAAGAAACGTCCGGGGACTGACCCCGAGAAACCCGATGACTATCCGGGAAGGGATAAGAAAAGAAGACAAACATCAGAGCAGTCTATCGAAAATGACTCTTAGAGATGTGCNTTTTCATTCCCAAAGCATTGAAGTAGTAAAGCAATACGTTGTGGCTGATAGTGTGCTCGGAAGTCGACAGCTCTTCAACCACGACGACGACCCTCTGGTCGTCCTCAAAGGCGGAAACGACCTCATTGTGGCTGGATATGCGAGCGTAGAAGTAGTTGACAAGCAGGGTGACGTAATAACGAAGGAGGCATTGAAGGACGCATTCAGCAAATTTATGCAGAATCCGTCGTATAGAAACGTTCAACTTGCGCACTCAAATATACAAGTAGGAGACGTAATACCGAATTACACTGATAGCGAAGGGAGGTTGTGGAAAAGCGAAGTCGATGATGTCGGGATGTTTGTAGTAGTACAACTCAGAAACGACATCGAGAAGGCAAAAGAGGTTTCAGCAGAAATCAGAAAGGGCGTTCTCAGGGGATTCAGTATCGGTGGGCAGGCTTTCAAGAGGGTCAGAAAATCAGACCAGAAGAGAGGCGACTACCAAGAGATTAGCAAACTGGAGCTCCACGAAATAACGATTTGCGAAAAAGGCATAAACCCCGAAGCAACATTCAGCATACTGAAAGAAGACACGGAAGTGACAGAAATGACAGAAACAGAAAACGACAACGAAATGATGAAGCAACTTGGCGATGTTCTATCGCGCCTTGAGGGAAGACTCGATGACATGGAGAAAGGCATGCCAGCGGGCCTCAAAGAGCACATGGACAAGAAAAAGGACGCAGCCAAGGATGACAAGGACATGAAAGACAAGGCTGAGGAAGAAGCATCCGAGGGCGAGGTCGAGAAGTCTGAGGAGTACTCAGACGTAATCACCTCAAGCTACCTAAACTGGATGGAAGACACCTTGAAGAGCGGTGGAGTAGACACAATAGCCGCAAGAGCTCACTTTGACGACCTTGAGAAAGCCAACCTAGGTTCCACACCTGAGGAGTGGGACGCTGGGTACACACAGCACACAGGACAGGTAAAGGGCAGAGTGCAAGAGGGAGGGTCACCTTCCACTAACGCAATCGCCGCTACAACCGGTGCAGGTGGAAAAGTCGAGAAATCCGACTTCATCTCCGCAGCTACCGTCTCTGATGCAGAAGTTGAGTCCGCTTACGAGGTCTACAAGGCCGCAGCAATGGAGCAGGAGTTCAAGTCTGACTTAGAGAAGCACTTCGCTGAGAGGTTCAACGCAGAGAGGAGAAACGAAATCGCAAAGGCAGAGGCAGCAGCTTTCGATGCTCGCAGCCCACTAGCCGACATCCAGAAGTCCATTGAGGCTCTTGGAGCAAGAATCGATGAAATAGCATCTCCCGCCGAAGAAGGCGCACAAATTCGCAAGTCAGAGAGCGGACCATCAGTGGTCGTCCCTTCGACTGAAGACCTAGCACAAATGTCATGGGAGGAAGTACACCACTTGGCGTCAAAGACGTTCGAGTGAGTACTGGAGATTTGAGGATTAAAGGAGAGTGAAAAATATGGCAAGAAATTATGTACGAACAATAACAGACATGGAGCGCTATTACTATGGCGCCGGGAACGCAATGGGTTACTCCTACTCCGGTAGCGAGCTACTCAAGGCTGACAGCCCAATGCTGTCAACCACAGGTGGAACATACCAAGCGATTTATGGTCGCAAGGTCTGGTCGCAACTCAACCAAGAGTTCAACGCCTTCTCAATACTACCAAAGAGACCATGGGACAGGTCCGGCTGGAGAGTTATCACAGCAAGGCCAAACAACGATGGTGTCCTACACGGTGGAGTTGCTGAGAACGCAACACTGCCTGAGACTGTAAGGCCTACCTTCCAGCACGTAGCAGCAAAGCCAAAGACAATCGCACACACGTTCGACATGTCCGAGACTGCTATCTTCCTAGCTGACAAAGACGACGGATTGGGAGACATTCGCTCAGTCATGAAGGAAGAGATGGGCAAGCACCACGCTGAGATGGTCAACAAGATGCTTCTAACAGATGTAGACACACCTGCTGGGAACAACTTCGAGTCCCTTGACAGAGTCACTGCAAACGATGGTGGAAGCTCTGGACTAACTGGTCTGAAGACCTCCAGCAGCAACACCCACGTAACAGCGGCAACAGACCTAGACATCTACTCGATTGACAGGTCCGCTAACTCATGGTCCGAAGCAGAGGTTTCCTGTGCAGCAGACGCTCAGGCATCCAGCCAGAGAGTCCTAACACTGGACATAATGGACGAAATGTTCCAGAAGCTCTGGATTCGTGGTGGAAACCCCAAGGTCATCCTAACAGGATACGACACTCTAATGAGGATTCAGCAGTTGCTACAGTCCCAGCAGAGGTTCATGGAAGAGAAGAGAGTCACCCCAACCTACAACGGTGTAAAGGGTGTACCCGGTATTGAGGCAGGATTCATTGTCGCAACCTACAACGGTGTACCAATCATCCCAACCAAGGACATGCTATCTGATGGTATCAGCAGAATGTACTACCTAGACACAGACTACCTATACTTCAGCACTGCAATACCAACGCAGTACTTCGAGAGCGGTATCGAAACTGGTGACCCGTTCGCAATCAACAGACTGGGCCAAGAGGGTCTCTATCGAACCATGGGTGAGATTTGGACTACTTTCTTTGGAGCACAGGGGAGCGTTCGTGACCTCAAGTGAGGCTGGAGCATAAGTGGAGAATTAAAGAGGTGAAATGATATGGCAGAAGAATTGACAGCAACAGCAGCAGGCGGCTCACTAACAGCCGCTGTAACAGGAGCATGGGAGCTCAGAGCGGGCTCACATGACACGACCGAATACCTAGATGGAGCAGGAGACGTTACCTACCCCGGTGGTGGCGTAGGCACCTTCGCAGCAGTAAACAGCGATGGAGCAAACGGATACGACCCAGCACCAAAGATGGCTATCCTAACCCTAGGAGCAATCGCAGACAGCAACACAATAACGCTTGCAGGTGGCATCACTGCAATCACCGCAGCGTTCATGACTACCTTTACCGCAAACAACGGACAGACCGCTGGTCTTTCCTTCAGCGGAAAAGTAATCACTCTGGAAGCTACAGGCTCTGTAACTAGCGGACAAGTATTAGTCTTCTATTCGTGAGGTGGGTAAGTGCCCACAGTAACCTACACAGGAGCGCAGAAAAGGCGTCGTAACCTCGATGCCTCTATGCCTGACTGGGTCAGGGGAGTAGCGCATGAGGTCAGCGACGAGTGGGTAGCCCTTTGGGGCGCCCGACTCGGACCTGATTTCACAGTAGTAGGCGCACACGCCGACCTATTGAATGACGGCATACCTGACTCTGAATGGACAAAGGCGAAAATTACCGATTGGTTGAAAGCAAACGGGGTAGAAGTCAGTGGCAGCTTCAAGACCAAGATGAAACTACTAGATATGGTGGAAGATGTTTTGAACCCGAAGCCAGTCGTAGAACCAGTAGTCGAAGAAGCGGTGGAGGAAATCCCCGTTGAAGAGGCAGTTGAAACAATAGAAACAGGAGATGAAGAATAATGGCATTTAGTAGCACAACAGACAGCAGAACACACGCATTGGGAGACCTATTATTGGTTACCGGAACATGGAATGCAGACAGCGTAGACACTGGGACAATAGTCACAGGACTATCCAACATACTTGCAGCAGATGTTATCGGTGATACCGAGGACAACACGGGAGGTGGAGTAGACGGAGCATTCGCTATCGTCACTACTGCTGCACCCGGTTCCATAACAATCGATTGCGTAAGTGGAAACACTGGTCGTTGGTGGGCACTAGGGAAGCGCTGATTAAGGCGGTGACCTAGATGGCAAATCTAACGTTAAAGTTCGCAGTGGTGGGGCCTGTCTCACCTGCTGACTTCTCTACAGAAGCCTCGGCAGAGACAGCCTTGAACGCAGCTTACACTACAGTCACGGATGCAGCATCAACATCATCCTTGGTCGCATCCGAACCGCTTATAGTGCTAGGCAATGTGTATCTTATATTGACGTACTACGCATGATGGTGAGGGGTATGCATGGGTTTAGAGTCAGTAGAGATTGACATAGACGACATCAGCAGATTCCAGAAGCAAGACGTGCGTGCAGACATCTCATACAAACATGAGGTAGATGCTGAGAATCCCCTCAAGGGGGTTACTCGCAAGCAACGAGCTAGGACCGCTGAGGTCTCTGATGTGATGAACATCGGTTCAGGCACTAGGTGCAAGCACTGTGGTATGCTCCACTTCATGTGGAGGGCCACTTGTGGCTCATGCGACAAGCCTATGGAGTATAACCTCGCTACTCGTGATGAGGAGGCGAGGCTCTAATGCCACAGGTATTCAGTCCGGGTGAGGGAGAGACAAGACCCCTCGACCCCACTGAGGTAGTCTACACCACAGCTCAAAAGGTAGCTGACCTGCTAGACATAGGGCCACAAGAGGCAGTGCTAGTGGCATCAGACAGTGATAGCGATGGCGTGTACGTCACTGGTACTGACTACAGGAACATAGGATTCTCCGTAGGCGACACGATACTAATCTACTCGGATGCGGACCCTCTCGGGCTAGAGAGGACAATCACCGCTATCACTAGCTCAATCAATGGCGTTAAACTGGGATTCAGCTCAACCATAACGGCATCGGACTTCCAGAGCGCTGACAATGCATACGTCCAGAACACAGCGTCATTCACCAACGGGAGGACCCGTGGTATCACCAAGAAGAAGGTGGATGACGTCATACTGCGTATGCAGGACCACATCGACAATCTCACTCACAATGCTTGGCGCCCGTACTTGGTGCAGGCCGAGTACATCAACTTCGATACGTACAAGCCGTACAGACGTCGATACTACACCGACTACGTCGGTACTACCCCACTGCTGTTCAGGAACGTTCAGCAGATTCTCAGACTAGAGCTATGGCAGGGTGACGACTACAGGGAGATAGGGGCTGCTGAGGCTCGTATCACACTACCAGATGACGTGCGTTCACTGAGCGGGTCCATCGTGGTATCTCCCGGCAATGGTAGCTCAGGAACTCTCACAATCGGTAGTGGTACCAACAACTGGAGAGCTGACTTCGATAAGATAACGTCAGCTCAGAACCTCTCTGACCTAATCAACAAGGAGGACAGAGTGGGTAAGACCGCTGTCGAGTTCGCTCCGGCGTTCATTCTAGAGGGNAACACGTCTAATGTGGCCATAAACAACGAGTTCCTAGCTACAGCCAACTCCGACCTAGGTAGTGGCATAGTCAAGATAACCAGCATGAGGGGCACTAAGGGCGGTGAGACTTGTAGCATAGTCACGACTGACAGCAATATACAGATTAGCCAAACGGCATCCAACACCGCGACCTTCTCATCCCTCGATAGCACCACAATCACTGTAGACAGCACTGGCGGGTTCGCTGATGCTGGCGTAGTGGTCGATGCTAGTGGTGACGTATTCAGATACACAGGCAAGACCGACACCACATTCACTGGGTGTGTGATAGTCATAGGCAGCGCTCTATCGGACATAGCAGGCACCTTGACTCAGCATAGACTACAGGTCGATTTGCAGGGAGGCAGCTCCAGTGGTGACAGGGGCAGGCTAAGGGACTGGTGGATGGACCCGGAGATGGGCATCATTTACTTCAACAACTCATACCCGTTCTTCGAGTGGAATGCCGTCAAGGCGTCCTACATCTACGGCGAGAGGTACGTAGACAAGGGGATAGAGGACATCACCACCAAGATGGTCGCAATAGACCTGCTCATGAACGACGACAGAAGCGTCCTCGTACCAGAAGGCACTCAGAACGTGGACCTAGGAGCCAAGATTCAACTATACAGAGCTGACATAGACAAGGTCTTCGGCAGGTACGTGGAGGTCGTTACCTTTGAGTAGGGAAATGGAGCGCTTGGTGTACGAGGAGTACANGAAGCAGCTTGATGCTGAGCTCAGTAGCGNAGAGGTGCAACAGGAGTTGCAGAGAGCCATNAAGGAGGGNGATGGCGACTATCGTGAGGCAGTAGAGCGTTCTGAGCGCGAAGTNGAGGAGGACGANGCGACTCTGGAGCAGGAGCTAGCACTCAAGGACAGAGTGGACAGGAGGATGATGACCGAGTCCCCAACCCTCATACAGAACAAGCTGAGAAACGTCGGAGGCAAGATNGTGCCAGACCACGATGCCTATGACCGCCAGCGCAGGAAGACCGAATTCATGGAGTTCTAATCATGGTAGCCACATTCAAAGAGGGTCTGAACGTCGTCATTGACGTCCTCAACGATAACTGGAACAGGGGNAACACCAACAACTACAAGCCAGTCATAATCGACATAGCCGACACAGGTGCAGAGAGGGGTAAGCGCCTCGACCTAGACCGAACTGACTTCGTGCTCGTGTTCGAGACAGCGCACAACGAGGAGACTCCAGAGCTGCTGTACGACTTCGTCACAACGAGAATAAACATCACTGTGGACATGCGCACCACACGTAGCAGGGAGCACTTCCAAGCCATGGAGAACGANCTCAGNAGATGCATCCACCTGAAGAGGAAGGGAGATGGTACTAACTTCGACAGGCTAGTATATAAAACAAGGACAGATTTGTCAGATAGGACCAANAAACTCTTCAGAATGAACTACCAGATAGAAGTAGTTATCTTTGCAGAGCTTATCCCGTGAGGTGTAGAGGAACATGCCGTCGACAGTATATCGTGGAGATTTGTCCGAAGTAACGTTCGGACACGAGTCTGGCATACTCTTGGAGCACAACTACGCAGGCTCATTCAAATTCACTGCCTCGTTCGAGAGCGGGGCTAACGCAGCTAATGCGCCTCATCGAGATTTGGTGAAGGACACGAG